TGCCATATTAAACGTATGTTAATTCAATTACTTTAATAAGTTCAACTTTGGTCACGTTAAAGTCCATAGGGTTATAATCCAAGACCTTATTCAACCTCCAAAGTGAACCATCAATATAAATCAGTTTGCTAAAATCAAGGTTATAAATGTCAACCTCATTCAATTTCAATGAGCAGGTCAGTAGTTTACTATCCTTGTCAGTTATTTCTGCAATGTACTCGGACCAATACCCATTAAATAGATTCGCTGCCGTGACAGATGTTGGATTATAGTACACCTCTTTAGTTGCTCCCCAATTGATATCCGCTTGTGAATTATACGGGTCATCTAAATGTCCTGCATAACCATAATCACTATAAGATGCAATAACGCTTCCACCAACACCATTGCGAATACTCCAAGTAGTAACACCAGTAATCTTCTTTGCTTGAAGAATCCTTATGACAGAATCCATCTTATCTTCTTTGGTATTCTCGTTGGATAGTTTGTAAATGGCAGGGTATATCTTATCTGTTCCCGTTTTTCTGTATAGGACTGTTCCTGCAAATATTATCTCGGTTGCATCCACCTCCTTTACAAACTCATTCTCACTATCATAAATGAAATCACCATATCCTTCATTGAACTTCTTGCGGTAGTTCTCCGCATAGAAATCATTGTCTTGCTTGTACTTGTAATCATAGTAACGTGCAGTAAACTCTGACATTGGTTTCAACCTCATTACACTTCCTCGGTCTACCTTAGCAGTCCAATCAACCTGACTGCCATCATAGAAGTCTATAAATGGTTTAATGATAAGTTTCTTCTCTACAAGTTTGTCCTCATACACATAAAGGTTGAACATCTTTACAATAGATGCAAAGAAGTCCTTCTGAAAGACCCCCTTTGGTATTGTGTTATTGATTACAATACTATCCCCATAGTTAACAGTAACCTCTGTTGGATTGCTTGATATAACGCTAAAGTTTCCCGATTCAATATCTAAATCTGAGAAATTACCTACTAAATCAACATCTAAAGTATCAGTATTGACAAGCGTAACCAATGACACACTGAGGTCTGCATTGAAGTTGTAATTGCTCCCAGGGGTAGTGTAAGTAACCCCCGAAATAGGTGTACCATTCTTACGCAATTGAATCGTAAAGTCGCTTGTTGGACTGATTGCATTAATGACTCCTGATATGTTCAAGGTAATGCTTCCTGAGAATGCCGTTGCTGAATTATAGGTAAAGTCGCTACCACTTCCCGTGATGGTAAAGTTTCCTGCATTAAGAATGTCAAATTCAACATTACCTGCTGCGTTGATATAGTTCTTTACCTTTGCCGTTGCAAGTAAGTTAAGTGCAGTGCTTTTGGTTAGTGTCTTCTGATTGTGAGGAATCACCAATCTGTTCATCAATGCCGTACTAAGCAAAGGGAAGTCATAGGTATAACCTGACCCGTCAAGTATTTTGGTAAGGTATTGCTTTACATACAAAGCAGGTCTGAAGGCATCAAAAGAAAAGTCTACCTTATTGGTTGATTCTACCCCATAGTCTATCAAAGGGAAGTAAACACCAGTACCGCTAATGTTATCCCAACTATTCTGAATGTTAGTATAGTTCCAAATGGTATCAGCAATTCCAAAGTCTATGTCTTCTAACTTACTATTCCCAAGTGCGTTAATGAATCCACCCAACTCACCGAACACACAGACCTCGTACTCAATGCTTCTATCATCTATGATGATTTCAAGCATCCTAAGAACACCCTTAAATATCTGAATCTTATCTACCAAGATAATGCAAGGAACTGACTTGGTTGCATTGAAGTTGTAACCCACATTTGGTTGTCCTTCATTGTATAGATTGGCATTTCCGAACTCAAATATATTACCGAATAACTTATTATTTGTATCATTACCAGGTAGTACTATTGTTTTACTAAATGAGGTGTTCCTTGTTGCAAAGTCTTGTATCTCATCAATCGCATAGGTAAACTCTGCTGAGATGTTCTTTGTTAAATCAAGTCTGTAATTATCTATGTATATTTCGGTCCTCATCTAAATTGAGAATATTTTTTATTTGCAATCTGCACATCTAACTCAAGATTGAACATCTTGTCTGCAATCCTCTTCTTCTCCTCCCAATTGCTTGTCATAGTGACAATAGGATAGTAGTACCCACCTTGCTCAAAGTAGACTTCAGGTGATTGGATTAATTCCCTCAACCAATTGTAATCAGTTACATTTAAATAATTACTTCGCAGTTTGTACATTGTTGTATGCTCAACCACATACTTAGTTGCACCAGGGTTGATTCTGTTGTAATCATCATAGGAACGCATTGCAACCGCAGAAGCATTGTATCTAAACTTGCTACCTTCGTACTGCTTTGATTCCACGTTCCTTGCTTCCTTGTTGACCAATCTGAAGTGCATTGTATCGTAACCTCCTAACTGATTCAAGAAGTGCAATGCTATCGGTGAGTAGTTAGGATTGCAAACTAACTTAACCCTTACTTCATCCCCGAAACTTGACCCATTGTGCAATTTAATGCCGTATGAGTATGCAGATTGTGGGATGACTGTTGACCCATACCAAGAATTAATTGCAGTTGGTGAGATGTCAAGCAGACTAAAAGACTCTTGAGGGTCTGTTGCGGTTGTTACTGCACTTCCGCTTGTAGTCCCGTTCTCGTTATAAAGTTGCACCGATGGATACACATTTGTAGTTACTCCTGATGCGTACATATACCCAATATGTAACTTATCCGTGAATGCACATTCAACATTGCTCAAGTCTCTATTGGTTAACCATTCGTTGATGTATGACTTAAAATAGGTCGGAGATTGTGCAGGATTGTAAAAGTCGGGATAGTAGAAGTTGAATGCGACATAGGTTTGCTCAATGAGATTCGTGTAAGTAATTCCACCATATTCCTCTCCGTATTTTATGGTAAATTCCTTGTAAATGTTGTCAGTAGATGAACTGAAAAGGGTAGTGGCAGTATTCGGAGTAAAGTATGAAGAAGCATAGTTCCTCATAATGTTCCCTGCATTGAATATCCCTTTGGTACTGGTCACATCGGGGAACTGCTTTATTCTTGCTACCAAGACCGCATCTACATAGACATCAAACACATACTTAAAATTGGTTGATGCTTTATTGGTACTATCCACAACAAACCAAAGGTCATCATGTATGGATGCGTATTGTTCGGGTATGCTATTAACTGTTATTGCCATAATTAGTTCTTCTCTTCATTAATTAGCGAAGCAGCCTGTTTTATGTACACTCTTACATCTCCCCCCACTGCTTCTGCCATTTTATTATAAAATTGGTCATTAAACACCTGAGTAATGGCATCATCAAAGAATCCCGTTCTCGGTAATCCCCTTTGTTTAATCTTCCTTGCTATAAGGTAAGCAGTAGTGCGACCAGTGTTTAATTCCGAAACAGACTTTCTTTTCCTTTGCAGACTTGTTAGGTTATACTTTTGGTCCTCCCTTCTTGATAACTTTGCGTTCCTTTTTACCCACTTTTGGATAGCAGTTACCATCGGTCCATTCATAGAAGGATATGCGGACCTAAAGCGATAAGGTGAATTGGGTGTACCTGATTTAAAACCTTTAACACCTTTATTTACAAAGTCATAGTATTTTGCTGCCTCTGAACTCTTAGGATAACCGATGTCTATAAGATAAGACCCGTTTGCCTTTATGATGTCCCCTTGCTGAATATCTCTTTCAAGTCTACCAGTATCGGTCTTATTATCATTAATCAAGTTCTTCTGCACCTGAATAATGAATCTTGCAGCATAGGCAATCATTACCTTCTCAACGAATGGCAATTCTTTTAATGAGGCATAATCTTTACGCTTTGATGCCTCCGATTCAATTATCGCATCATTTACTACTACAATCGTATCAACTTTTGCCATAACTCTTTCGTATTAGTTCGTTATCATGTTCCATCTTCGCTTTGAGGTAGGCAAGGTCATTGAGGAAGTTTATGACAGGTAAGTTAAATGCTTGGTCAAGTGTGATTCCTTCAAACTCGGCAACCAGTTTGGTTTGGTAAATCCATCCATAATGGTGCATAAAACCTGATGCACTTCTTCCGCTTTCATCTTCTCCACTCCCTGCTCCATCATTTGGTTCACCATATAATCCCTTGAATTCTTTATCCAAAGCCTGAATACTTGATAAAAAAAAACCACCGAACCAAGAACGGATTGGATAGGTGCTTCAAGCATATCCTGTGCGTAATCTGAATGCTTACTTGCATCGTATTTATCATCTACCCACCCAAACCATCCCCTCTTCTGTGGAATAACCATACACGCCATAATCTTATGCAGATTGCCCATTACATCGTTACTGAAGTGCTTAGATTCAATATACCTGGAGGCAGGTATATTCCTCACATCATAAACGCATTTATATCTCTTCCCGTTAATCTTTAGCACCTTTACCGCCTCAGGTTTAATCTCTTCGTTGATGAATGCAATTGATTGCAATAGTGGTCCAAGTTCCTTAACTGGTAAACTATCAATCTGATTCTCCGTTTGATTAGTCAGTATTGAGGCAACCTTTACAGATATGTCAAGGTCGGTAAGGTCCTTGCTATTTGCATAGAGTTCATTAATCTGTTGGTATTGGAAGACTGTAACGTTTGACCAATTCATAATGTTAAATAGTTTAAATGTGAAAAATGGAAGTTCCTATGCAAATGAATATCTACCACTCCCCACATTCTTTTGAAGGTGTTGCCAAGCAAGGGACAGACTAACTACGCAGTCATCATGGAATCCTTGAGGTGCGGAGTACTTTACTCCAAAGGATGTGTACTGGTATTCAAATATCTCTAACTCATCCACAATAGGACCGCTTGGGAATGTTATTTTCCTTTGATGAATAGCGGAGGCAAGTCCCTCCATTAGCATCTGCTTTGAGGTACTGCTGAACTTATACCCTTGCACTTCAAGACCCTCACGTTGCATATCCTCAAATATTGGGTCACCTACCCCCGTAGAATCCATCAGGATTGGTGCTTTAGGTAGATTGATGATATACTCCTTAGTTTGCCTCCAATCTCTTTGAAACCTCTCAAAATGACATACAGAACCATTCTTATCCAAACCAATTACCACAGTCCAGTCAACCGCTTTGGCAAGGTCTATGCCATAACAGGCAACAGGATTGGTAGACATTGGGAATATGCACTGGCGAATATAAGCAGACCCAAAAGGATTGGCAGCATTCTCGGCAGGGTTTGCCATGTACTCCTGCTCAAAGACTACCTCAGGCAGTTGCATCCTTGCACTATCAACCTCTGACTTATCTATGTAAGGATTGTCATAGGTACTAAACTTAAACGATTGCCAATCTTCCTCACCTCCGTTCCCTTTCATAAACAATGAGTAAAAGTAGTTCTTACCCTTTGGAGTAGACAGGAACAATGCCTTACCCTTGTAATCGGTCAGGGTAGGTCTGATACTATTTAACCAACCGCCTTCAAGGTCGGGTATGAAACTTGCCTCATCTACCACAACCAGGTGGAACTTTCTGCCTCGCAGGTTATCTAACCTCTCCCCTGTAAAAAACTGAACTGAACCGCCATTCGGGAACTCAATAGTCAAATCGGACCGATTAGAAGCGAATGGTACTGCTTTTGCTAACTTGTCAAAGAAAGTCTTGGCAAGGTTATAAGTCGGGGTAATATAGGCAACAGTTTGCCCCACAATGGCATTCTTTATAATCTCTACCTGTGAGAGTTCAGACTTGCCAAACCTTCTGCCACACATCACCACCCTAAACCTTGCTGAACTGTCAAGGATTGCTTGTTGGTTTTCGTGTGCTTCAGGTAGTTCAATTATCATAGAATGGTCTTTCCTTTGGTAAATACCACCTCAATCTTCCCATCATTGGTTATATGTGCCGTTTCCTTTGGTTTGCCATATACCCTGGTGAGTAAGGTATCAATTGAATAAAGGCTTCCCTTCTCCAGTGACTTTCTCAATGCCCCTGCAATGGTCTTCTCCAATACGGTTGCTTTCGGGTTATCCCATACTGCTTTAAGTTCCTGCATATCCATTGACATAATTGCTTGGATGCAATCATTGACCTCCGCTAACTTGTACCCCTGCTCTTTGAGAAGTGATACATATTTCCTCGGTCTGCCGTTTGGGTTTCCTGATACTCCCTTCTCCCAATTCTGTATCTCGCCTCCGTGTTCTTGCTTGATTCGCTTTGCCATTGTTAGTCCATTGTTTTAGTATACTTCTCCCCGTTCCTCTTTACTTCCAAAGTAGGGTCAAGTTTCATCATCCTGTCCACTATTACTTGGCAGTATTTAGGGTCAAATTCCACGAGGTAACCCTTCCTATTTAACTGATGTGCTGCCACCATTGTAGTTCCAGAACCCCCAAAAGCATCCGCTACGATATCTCCCTGCTTACTACTATTCCCTATTTGATATGCAATTAAAGGGATTGGTTTCATCGTTGGATGCTCTGCGTTCCTGCTTGGTCGGTCAAATTCTAAAATAGTTGTCTGCTTTCTATCTGAATACCATCCGTGAGCAGCACCTTCTTTCCATCCATAAAGGCAAGGTTCGTGTCTCCATTGGTAATCTTGTCTACCCATTACCATTGAATTTTTAACCCAAATAAGACATTGCTTTACCATTATTCCTGCATTCTTCATTGCTGACCTAAAATTTGCCCCTTCGGAATCTGCATGCCAAACATACCAAGCACCACCTGCTTTGGTGTAACTTCCTAATGCCGTGTAGAAATCGTAAAGGAACTGATAAAAGGAATCATCGGACATACTATCGTTTGCAATAGTCAAAGCATCCTTTGTTTTCCCTTCGTATGCCACATTGTAAGGTGGGTCGGTTACAACTAAATCCGCTAATTGATTTTCAAATAGTTTTGCAAATGTATCTGTTTGAGTGCTATCCCCACAAATTAACCTATGAGGACCTATTTCAAATATATCCCCCAGGACAATATCTGTCTTTAAATGTTCGGGTATTTCATAGTCATCCTCCTCTGCTTCTTCTTCGTGTTTAAAGTCAGGAATATCTAACCCCCAATCTGTCAACTGTTCTGCATCCCAATTATTCGCAAGGTCTTCCCAATCCCATTCACCGAACCCGACATTATCCTTGATGATGAACTGCTTCTGTTGGTCTTCTGTCAGGTCTTCTGCCTTAATGATTGCTAACTCTTTGATACCTGCTTCCTTACAAGCCTTTAAACGCATATTACCTCCCAAGACTACCATATCCGCATTTACTACGATAGGTCTAATGTTAAGCATCTCAGGGAACTCCTTGATTGATTTGACTAACTTTTGGAACTTGTCATCCTTGATGATTCTTGGATTGTTCGGGTTAGACTTTACCTCGCTGATTTTAACTGTGATTGGATTCATTATTTTAGTTTAGTTAATACTCTGTTATGTACCAGGTTCAGTTCATGCTTCCATTGTTCTGTCTGTCCTTCTCTTGGGAGGAATTGGTCTACTGCGTTTGATACGGATTGGATACCTGCAAAGTAACCCCAAGGCATTGGGATAGCATTATTGCAGTCATCTATTACCAATGTACCGCCTACCTTTAGGATTGGCAGATAGTTCTTGAGGTCAGACATTACCACCTCATAAGTATGTCCTCCATCTATGTATAGGACATCGGGTGGATTCTGTGAGGCAAGTTTAACTGCTACGGGATTGGTTGAATCTAATGTGATTAGTTCGTAATCATCGGCAATCTTAAATGTGTCATGCAGTTTCTTAATGTCTGCTTCGTAGTCTGATTCCCAATGCCCATCCGATGTGTCAAGCGGAGTAATCCCGATTCGCCTAACCTTTTTGCCGTGTCTTTCTGCAAGTAGAGCAACAAGTCCAAGTATCTGCCCTCTGAAAACTCCAATCTCCATAAAGGTAAATTCTTGAGGCATTCTCTTGATGATATCGTTCCACATCCACAAGAAGCATCTTTCACCGAATCCGAATGCGTTTGCTTCTATCCAGTCCCTATACTCTTTAAGTTCTTGGTCTGCGTTTACCTTGTCGGTATATTCTTTAACCAGTTCTTCCATCATAATAAGTAAAATTTGCTCATGTCAGTCTTGCCATTCCCATGAATAAACATTGGGAAGGTATGTGTTTTATTGTTGTACAATCTATTGTACGTTAGGGTAAAGTCACCTTCCACCTCAAACGCTACTGATTGGAAGATATTACAATAATCAAGTCCTATCTTGTCAGGCATTGCAAGGAATCGTTCAGTGTACCATCTTTGGTCATCATCCTCAAATCTCGGAGGATTACTATTGTAAACACTAATGAAGTGTTCCTTATTGCCGTATATCTGTCCGCTATTTAGAAACTTCCATTCGTGATTTACTACTGGAAACATTCCCATCTTATGCGTATCGGGATAGCATCCTTTCTCACTTGATACTATCATTGGGTAGTCCTTCTTTTTAAACTTAAACTCATGCGGACTTGCAATGCAATAATTATCGTAAGCATCAAGGTAGATGAACTCATCTATATCAGTTGAGCATAGGTACTCATAAAGTCCGATAATCTTAGTACCAAACCCCTTCCATTCTCTGACTATTGGATGATAGGACCATCCGTGTTGCTTGAGTGATTCCTCAAACTTCAACCAACCTGCATGGTTGGGATTGTCAAGTGATACTATTACTTTCATTGAAAAGGATTGTAGTATATTGGTCTTGTGCCGTGATAGTATTCATGGGTCATCTTGATTACCTGTTGGGTTACCTCTGCACTATGCTTCTCCTTCCACGTTTGGTATTCCGTTTCTCCTTTGTCTATGTGTTCAATCTCTATGTGAGGCAAGAACACATTCCACATCCCTGCAACTGTTGACCTATGAGATGCAAGAACATCATCATAACCGTAGAGGTTAGGTTGGCAAAGATACCCTATTTTGTCAAGCAAAGCGGAGGAGTACATTTGGCAAGTACCGATTATGTGATGACATTTTTCAACTATTATCCATCTCTGACCTGCGAAGTGTGGTAGCATAATCAATTCACTTCTCCAATCAGGTAGTGCGTGATTAGGTTCTTCCCAACAATCTTTACGCTTCAGTCCTACAATACCAATCTTGGGTTCACGTTCAATTGCCTCAACCATTTTATTAACCCAATAAGGGTCATCAATAGTAACATCGTTATCCATCTTAATGCAGTGCTGACCTGGTTTGCGATTCTTCCAAGCAAGATTAATTGCTTCAGCAGTTCCAATGTTCTCTTTATTGGTGATAAGATTTACGTGACCAGTCTCTGCCCAAGATGCAAGTATCTTTTTAGTTGCGTCACAAGAGTTATTATCTATAATCCAAAAGTCATTGTAAAAGAAAACATCTTGATTATACAATTCTCTAAGGACCTGCTTTGTAAGTTCTGACCTTTTATTCTCTTCGGTATCGTGTACCGCCATTGCGATTAGTACCTTCTCCATTAGTCTACAAGTTTGTCAATGTTAATACTTTTTTCATCTAACATCTCCCATAACTTATGGTAAGCAGAATTAACTGCATCATCTATATCAAGTTCATCTTTTAATGCTTTCTCAGTTACTTCTTTTTTTGTGTTATTCATAAAGTTCCATAAGACCATGCAAATATCAGATGATTGAATACATCTTAAATGTGCAATGCTATCATCGTAATCATCAAGGTCAAATGTCAATTGTGCCTTCATTTGAATTGTTTTTTATTTAATTGATTGAAAAACCTGATTTCTTAATTTATTTACCTTGACTAAATCAAAGTTCTCCCTGCACCATTCTCCGTTGGCAAGACCCATCTCTTGTCTATAAATAGCATCTTTGACAACTTTTTTAATATTTGTGAACCAATCTGACTGATTATTCACTCGGATGATATGCTTACACTCTGCATAAGGTTTCACATTGGAACAGATAACAGGTGCATTTTTCGTTGCTGCCTCCAAGACCTTGAGGTTAGACTTCATTGAGTTGAACTTGGAATCCACCAAAGGAACAAGACAAGCATCTGCTTCATTATAAAAGTTCATATATTGGTCCACTGGTAACGCACCGCGTATGTACCCATCAACCTTAAAACCACACATATAGTCATTAATCATTCTGCCCCAAACGTTAACTACTTCCTTGTCTTCTGAGTAACCGCATAGAATAAAGTTTGCGTTATTCTTAACCATTGAATCTCCTGCCACCCTTTTCATTGGATTCTTTAGGATTGCAATGTCCTTCTCGTGTGTTACTGAACCTGCATAAACAAATCGGACCTTATCGGATTCAGTCTTTACATCTGTGAACTGGTCCTCACCATAAGGTAATGCGTTTGGTATTACTATCCAATTAGGATTAAGTTCATCAACGTGAACCGCTAAATCATTGTTAGAGCAGATAACCAAGTCTGCTACCTTTATATGGTCTATGACCTTTTGAGTAGGATATTTTCCGTAAAGGATATGCCAAGCATCTAAGTTCCAATAATCATCAACATCCACTACCAACTTGAATCCGTACTTCTCCCGTAACCTTACAACCTCATCAACCTCCATTCCTGCCATATACCGATTGATGAAAAGAATGTCATACTCTTTTTGAAGTTCTTCCTCGGTTAGTACATCTGTCATCATTGCATATTCTTTTGGCAGATAGATTACGGGATTGAACAACCTATGAAAAGATACCCCTGAGTTTCTTTGACCGACTGTGATGATTCTCATTGCTTATTTTTAAATGGTCTACCTTTCTTCTTTGGTTCTTGTACTGGTTCTTGTACTACTTCTGCATCAAGGACCTTCTTTGCTTGGTACTCATCCCAAAAGGTAATCAATCTCTTCATCATGCTACTCACACATGAACTGCACCAACTTGTCAGAATGAAACCAGGGTCAAGATACTTTCTGTAAATCTGCTCATATCCAACCAAGATGTGCAAAGGAAGGTTCTTCATAAACCCAATCTTAACACATTCAAAGTTGTAAATGTTCTCTTGTATAAATTGCTCGTCTTCCTGTGTCATGTATTTATTTTTTAAAAAATATATTGTTCATTAGGTTACGAAATAGCGGAGCAGATACCCCTGCAACGAATGCCACCAACGTGCAATTAAGGACCATTAAAGGCACGAAGTACAAAGCAATGGCAACATATACACTGAGGCACATATTGCAATTAAATGGTTTAAAATTGATTTTCCACTTCTCAGGCAGTCTTGCCATGTCTATAAAGTAAAAGACAAAGAAAAGGGATGCGATTACAACCTTAATCAATAACATAATTTTTGATTTTATATTTAAGTAAAGTGCGACTTTTTTTAATTGTCTTCATAAGGGAACGATAAGGAATACCAGTGTCCCGTGAAAGGGACATTATGTTCTGCCCATTCTCGGAATATAGTCTAAGGATTTCAAGTTCGTACCAATGCAGTATCTTTAAAGAGTTATTTAGTTTTACAGTTATCTCATCGGTTTGAATAGTATCACTTACATCGGGTGCATCATGCTTCTCGGTCCATTCGGTGAAGACCTTTCTGAACTTATTGAAGAAGGTTGACCTATCGGACTTTATCATTGTCAGCATAGTGCGGACCAAGTAGAACTTTAGAAATCCACCCTTATGGTATGTCATAAACTTCTCTTCATCCATCTCACACAATACCATAAACATCTCCTGCCTCAAGTCATCCTGCAACTCAAATGGTTGCATTTTCTTGATGGCATTGTCTATATCCTTGTCAGTGTATAGACCTGCTATGATATCGTTTTTAGTCAGACCCATTCATTCAGTTCAGGGATACCTTTATTGTCAGTTGCAAGGTAGCACAAAGCACCTGCATTCTTTGCTCTATTGAGAAATACTATTTGAAAATCGCTTAATTTATCCTTAATAGTTTTAACCTCACAATAAACCGCCTTGCCTGTTGTCTTGCAAAATCCTGTGATATCTGCTACCCCTCTTTCACCAATGAACTTGCGACCAGGTACACTCAAATTGTTATTTCGCCAAACATAGTAACCTTTGGATTCCAACTTGATAAGTGCAAACTTTGTTATCATTCCTGCCGTCAAGTCCATTACCCTCTGTTAATTAGTTTAGTGAAATAATCTGCTACCGCCATCCGATAGCATTGATGCTCCATGTAGTCATCATCCTTCATTTTGTTCTTGATGTCTATCTTGTCTTGCCTTGAACCTTCAAACATCTTCTCATTCATTGCCTTCAGGACCTTGTCATAGGTATCTTCAACCTCTACAATGATTTTGCCTTGCTTGTGAAGGATATGGAAGACATCCACCCCGAATACGATGCTATCCCAAATGCGAAAATTTTTATAACAATCAAACGCAGTCTCTATCTTTTCATCATCCGTAATAAACCTTGGTTGCCATTTGCTTTCTTCTACTGGTTTAATTTCATTAAGTTTCTGCATCCCATACCTTGCGAATGCTCTAAGCAATCTGTGAAGGTATAACATTGAGAAGTTTTGATAAGTTTCTGCTTCTATGTCAAGTTTACCCTTTGCTGCTAAGTCAAAAGCAAGAGAGATTTCGCCTACCTTAATGTTAGGGTATTCCTCCATTATTGACTTGTACATGATTAACATATCTGCATTGTTTGGCATCTTATCTGCTTTAACACCAAGTTTCTGCATCCCGTTAATAAGTTCATCAATAACCAATGCAGTGCTTAGTGATGCTATTGGTTGTGATGTCCTTGATAGTTTAAACCTCTCAAGGTCTAATTCCTCTGAGTTGGTCAATTTTTTCTGCGTACTGATGGAGTTCTGCTCTGCGTTCTGCATAGATGTCAGAACTTGATTTAGTGGTAACATTTTTAGTTTCTTTAAGTTTGAATAATCCTTTATAGTTATTTGATATGCTTTGATTGATAACTTTTTTTGCAGTTTCTAAATCACCGCTTGAAAGTTCTACTAAGTTGTTTATGGCAGTCTGTTCAGTCTTGGAAGACTTAAACTTATTGCCATGCTCAACCTTTTTATATTCCATCCATCCTTTCCAAATATTTTCCCAATCATCAGAAATAAACTCTAATTCTTTTATTTGTATTAAATCTTTCTTTTGTATGGAATTAGTCTTTTGTATAATGGCACTTTCACCGAGGTCGGTAATTTCCGATGTCGGGTTTCCCCGAACTCGGATAGGTTCACTTTCGGCAGGTATGTCATAGACAATATGATTCCAACCTACAAACCTTCCTGTTCCTTGGTCATGCATCTTGATTGATAAGATATAACCCTTAGACTGCAACCCCTTAAATGCCCTATCTATGCTACCTGGTTTATCGGGAAGGTTATTGTACAGATTCTTTTTGTAGATGACCCAATCTGATGGAAGTGATAATAAATAACTCAAAAGACCTTTTTCATCAAGAGACAGAGACTTGGACTTTATCAACTCATTTGGTAAAGTTGTGAACCTTTCGGTTGACTTGCTCTTTACTATTTGTCCAGTATTCATAATAAAAAATACCTTAAAAAGATTCGGGGGGAACAGGTCTGCTCTTGCAAACCTCCGAACCTTTCTAAGGCATTAATAAGTTTTTCTTGTACCTGATGTTCCCCTATCAAGTACTCCAAATATAATATTTTATTTAACATCTTCAACCTTTTTCTTCACTCGGACTGCATAGGTTTTGCCATCAATCCTACTGATAACTTTGCGACCAACCTGCCTCAAGTCGCTAATCTTATTAGGTGGATATCCCATAAAGTTGCATACGCACTTGCCTGACCGATAGGTGACCGCCTTTGCTCTGCGTTCATCTATATCCTCAATGCCAAGGTCATAAACTAGATACTCAACTGCGTTCTCAAGATGATAGGTTAAATCTCTCATTTGAATTTAATTTTAAGCATTAATGCAATTGATGCTAAGATATGGACAATGATTGCAACTGGTATAGATACAAAAATAAAATAAACCCACTCAAAGATTCTTTTCATGTTATTTAATTAATTTGGTTAAAGGAATTAAAACCATTTCTGACCTATTGTTATCTCCACCATTTTTAATTCTACCTTCTTTGTAACATTCCCGTGCAATTGCTTTCAACTCATTTATCTCAATAAAAAATATCCGTAAATGATTATACAAAACAAATGCCCAATAGTCTGCCTCAGTTGTACTGATTCCTGATGGATAACCTTTGTATCTAAATTCTACTGCAATGTTCCCTGTAAGGTGTGCAATCCTATCTGTTTTAACTTCTATTTTCTGACCTCCATTTAGAAGTGATAGTGCAATACTTTCCCCATCGTTTCCAAAACGTAAATCTATATCAAAGTTCTTTTGTAGGTGTCCAACTAACATAGGAAAGAATTAGGAGAGGTCATTACAACCTCTCCTTTGGTTTTCAATCAGAATGGTAAGTCTTGAGGTTCTTCTTGCTTTGAAGGTCCACCTGCTGCCATAAACTTGGCATTACCTATAATTGTGCCTTTAAGACCTTTCTCCCTTTCTTCCTTGGTGATGGATTCAACTATGAACCCATTGTTTCCGTACTGGTCCACTTCTTCTTTGAGGAATAAAGTCGCGGACAAATATTGCCCTTTTTTACCCTTGTACAATCTTTTAGCGTCAATTTTACTCACGTCAATGTTTAGGCTGATTAATTTTTGCATAATTGTTATTTTGAAAGTTGAATTTTGAAGGTTGAAGTTACTGACTTTATGGGCAGGTCTCCTTTGTGGTAGGTCTTTTCTTTGTCTTCTATTTCCTTTTGCTTTTCCTTTAACAAGACAATCTGCTCTTCAAGTTCGGACCAACCAGGTAGGTCTGAATAATCGTACTTGACTGTTTCCATATTGGAAACAACTGCACCAAGTACCTCTGCTTTTCCCTTAGGGTGTTTCATAAGTTCTGAGAGAACATTGGCAGTAATTCGGGATTTAACCGACTTAACCAGTTGTTCTAAACCATTGAACTTAATTGCCAGTTCTAAAGGGTCAAGCAATCCATCGTTTACCTGCTCTTGGATGGCATCTGCCATAAGTTCAATTGCAAATTTGGTGAAAGCAACATCCCCCACCCTTGTGATTATTTCATTAACCTTTAAGTATTTCATTTTTTCTTGTTTTTAATTGTTCTTTTATAAATGTGTTCGTTTCTATTTTGTGTTTGTTGGCATCATACACCGCCTTGAGTTCTACAATGTTACTTGCCTTTTTTATTGCAATTGCAAGTCTGCCAATGCTCAACTCTGCATCTTCCTCAATAACCTCAACAGATTCTACCTCCATCTGAGGCAATGCTTCAACCATTGTTTGCAATGCCACTGTGGTTGCATTAGGGATGGTTTCTGCCTCTGATTCATCCAAAACACCCAATCCTAAGAGGTCAAGTGTTGCCCTCCGTTTTGCCTTGGTTTCCGCTTTCATTATCGCGTTTGCATACATCTCACCTTTAAGTCCTGCAATATTGACTGCTCCGATACTTTCCGTACATCTGCCATCAGGAAGAGATGCCTTGCTTGTTACAATATAAACACCTGCTTCAGCGTTTGTATCCCTTGAGGTGATTAGGTGCGATACCTTGTGCAGTTTGTTAAGTTGCTGAGTTCCTGACCTTGTGCAATAAAGTACCTCTTTGCCGTTAAGTCTGAGGATGTCAAAAGGTTTGGTAAATGGGTCAAGTCCCATTCTTTCACAATAACCATTATAATACCTCACTTTGTCGTTTGCCGACAACTTGGATAAGTCCCCCTGAAGTATCAACTGGTTCGCAATAGAGACTGACTGGTCTTGATTCTGATTCTTGTTCTGTGCCATTTTGTTGTGATTTTAGTAAATATGGAAAAGGTTTTTCTATTCTGTAAGGCATTGAGTTCTGCATCATGGATTTTTGGGTAATATAGATTTCCCATTCCTTGATGCTCTTTAATCCGTAAAAGTAGTACCATTGTCTTCTCTGCCTCTCTACTGATTCGTGATTCCTTAATGGGTAAGCAGTTGCACGGACTTCGCCACGGACCTCAAGGGTCATCTCAATTCTATCATAGTACATAATCGCAATAGTATTCGTGGTCATACTCTGAGTCCATCTTGAACGTGTAAGCATCCATGCACTTCTGTTCTACCAATTCATAGAAGGCAGAATGAAACTGAGGAAGAATGTTGATGCAGTGGTAACCTGGTATAAGCATTTCCCTTACTTGGACATCTACATAATCCTCCGCATCATTAATGGTAGCGGTAACCATAATCATAATGTCTGCAAGGGAAATCTTTAACCATTCCGCAGGTATGCGGACATTTGTTGTGACTTGTTTTTTCATTGTTGTGATTTGATTTGTGTTAAAGTTAATTAATTTCTTCTAAAACTTGAAATAATTTTTGCATTGTACACAGTCTGACCTTTCCGCTTTTCTCTGCTCTGTTGATAGTTGCCAGTGAGATGCCTGACAATTCTGCTAACTTTTCCTGTGTGATTTCCTTTGCTCTTCTCAATCTTCTAAGTTCTTGCCTTGTCATTTGTTTTGGTTTTTATTGATTAAAATATTCTGTATAGGTCCGCATAAGGGTCATTGTGCTTCTTGCTCTTTACTATCTTCTCACAGACCTTGCAACGATTGCTCAACTTGTCTACCCTTGTATTGCTTTTGTGAAAATCAGTTTTGAGTTTTTCTTTCTTGCACCGACCGCATACTTTTGTCGCTTGTTCTATCATATTTCTTCAGGTTTTAAAAATGTACAATCTTTGCATCCTTTCCCATCGCATTCGGGACAGGTTTCTTCTTTAACTGGTTCTTCTCCGATGAACTCGTTTATCTTTTGGATGTACCTAATGAGGCAATCATCAAAACCTCTTGTCCATTCTGTGCGTTCTTTCCATCCGTAGTCAAGTTCTTGCTGAAGGTACTCTTGAAATTCTTTTAATGTTTTTGGTTTCATTGTTCTTCGTTTTGTGGTAAAATTACAGACCTAACATATCCCATCAATCTGAACTGCTCAACAGTTACTTTCAGGTGTTGTACTGCTTCTCCGCTATAAATCATAGCGTCTATAAGTTCACCGAGTAACTTGTGTCTCTCAAAGGTGTTTAAGTCGCCCCATTTAGGCAGTGGCATCTTGGACATTTGCTTTGTGTTTTTATTGTGATTGTGTAAAGTGATTTGCAAATTCTGCATTTTACCCATATAGGTTGCAGTATCTTCTTGGCATTCATTACCTACAAAATTGGTCTTGCAGTTGCCCTACTACCCAAAGCATTGCGATAATTGTTGCCCAAGTGATGATTCTTTTTGCTTTCATTGTTTTTGGTTTTAAGGTGATTAAGTAGGGAGTATCAACTCCCTTAAAATACTGGTTTGAGTTCTAACTTTTTTGCCATCATCTCATCTTGCTTCCTTGTCATATACGTTCCATCGGTAACATAGAGAACATACTCAACTCTTTTATATCTCCACAATTGAAATTTTCCACCATGAGATACCTGAAGAAGTTTGCCTTTTGTGATTTCTACTTGTTGCATTTTGTATTTTTTAAGTGTGATTGTTTAGCAAATCTAACTCTTTATTTCATATAAACAACACTTTTTTAATCTTTTTTAAAATATTTCTTTGCGATTACCCATAAAAAAACCCCCGATATTGATATATCAGGGGAGAATCACATTAAAATAAACACAATGCACAGTCAAATGTCATTGGTAAATAGCATTCCGTGCATGGATTTTACAGAAAATTCAAGCATTTCTAAACAAAGTTGTTTAATTTCCTGCACCTTTTCTACCTCTTCACGGGTCATAGGATTAGCGGTTTCCAACATTGTCAGGACCTCAACCGAGCAAGTTATGTACTCAGGATAGGTATAACCTACTTCTTCAATGATTTCCTCAACCTCTTCGCCTTCACCTAAAATGAGGTCCTCTTCCATAGTTAAACTTTTTTAAACCTACTCAAAGCACCCTTTCTGCTATTTTCTGAATGTGTTATCCATTGCATATTATCAATACTATAACCGTGTTTTTCATCTAATCTGTCTACAGATGGAGTCAATCTATTTTGATAATTATTCTTTTCCCATACCTCAAATAATTTTTTAAACTCATTATTTAACACTGCCCAATTGTAGAAATCATCTTTGCTTAAAATACTTTTACCTGCATACAAATGATGCTTTTTATATTGTATACCATTTATCCTGCTTTGCATATTTCTATATGTTCTCATAAGAAATCCAGTAACAGTCTTTTCATAAATCTTAGTATACTTATTATTATTTTTTTGTCTGCTAATTTTCTGCAATTCCAATTTACACTTTTTGCAACAATTCGTGTGACCATCCTTGCATTCTTTATGCTTAACAAATTCTAACAAGTCTTTTACTTGATTACATACGTTACATTTTTTCATATAATATATTTATGCAAATATACTATATTCATGTTTAACATGATTAAAGAATCTTCCCCTTATGTATTCTTTTGTTTCTAACTTGATAATCTTGACCATCAATATCAACAATGGCAAAACCGTGATTATATTTATTTGCAAGTGGTCTGTATTGTGGATTGAGTTCACATAAACAACCAACGGACCAAGTTGTTACTATTTTACCATCCATATCAATCTCAGTATGCTCGGAGGTCGCATGGGAATGTCCTTGCATTGCAGAAACTTTACCACGCATATATAAACCCCTTGCCACATTCACAGGAGAAAAGATACTACTACCAAATTCATGCCCATGAATAATGCTTAAATCTCCTGCCTTAATTACCCTTTTATCTTTAATTATTTCAATACCTTCAGACCTTGCTTTTAATATATTGCTAAAATCAAATTCTTCAATTCCTACAAGTTCATGTGCTTTCATCCATAGGAAATGCTCATATCTCTCACAATGGTTTCCCATCTTGTAATAAACTTTAGCATTAAATGTCTTATGCAAAACCTCCATTAAATCTTTGAATGCTTGGAGTTCATGTGCTACACTTCTTTTCTTTGGGTCTTTTATAAACTTTGATAAACCGAAAAAATCAAGAGTATCTCCGTTAAGTAATATTGCGTCAGGCTTTTCTGTTTTTGCAAAATCAAACGTGCAAGTCAATGCCTCTATATTGTGGTAAGGTATGTGGATGTCGGAAAGAACCAACAAACGCTTCGCTTTTAGGTCATAAGGTTGGTAAATTGCCTCATCTGATTGAGGAAGATTGTAGGGATTCCTTGGTCTTTCTTCAATATCTTTTCTTATTCTTGTTCTTGCACCACTTTTACCCTCAATGCTTCTTAAAGCAGTCCTTGCAGTATCAAGTGAATTAAACAACAAAGGATTATCTTGATAAATAATCCTTGCAAGTTTTAAGGTCGGCATATCCCATCCATACTTCTCACGATACTGAACGCAGGTTTGTACTTTTGTCATTTGAAATAAAGATTAGATTCCGCTATCCTTCTTCTTGTAAGTCCTGCAAGAACCTTGCCACCTGCCTTGTTCCACTTTAGGAACTCATCCTTTATGGTTGCATCATTGTGATTAGCAATAACCTTTTTTAGCAATGTTGACTTCTGAAGATTTGCTATTCCACAATTATATGCAAACGAAACTAATGCACCGAATTGATTAGAAGTTATATGCGTTGGCACTAATTTTGCAACCTTACCTGCAAAGTCACTTGCAATGAGTTCAAAGAGTTGCTCTGCTTTCTCTTGGGTGATAACGTGACCCGTCATTACTGGTTTACCATCCTCATAGAAGGTATTGCCGTAACCGATGGTCCACTTCATTGCAGAGCATTGGTATGCTTTCAATTTACATCCTTCAAATGCTTTAATCAGGTCTGCACCTTCTTTGTTCAGTTTCATATTTTAGATTTAATGTATAATCCTACTGCTATGATTGCAATTATAAAAAACAACCATAATTGCCTTTGTTTTGCTTTTGCTTTCCATTCACCTACCTCAGTTGTTAAACGTGCTGAATCTGCCTGTAATAACCTCACACGAGCATTATCTACAATGAAGGACTTGATTGTATCGTGAATGGTGATAGACTTGGTGATGTCCCTTGTTTTCCACTTGGTAAAATAAACAGTATCGTTTAGTATATAGGTATCAGTAAGGGTATCAATCCTCACCAAGGTATCTACCTCAACCAAGGTATCAGACTTGGTGATAAATGTAGTATCATTCGCACACCATCCCCCCTTTACTACAACCTTTGCAACTTCCTCAAGTTTCTCTTGGTCACGCAAAACCTGCTTTACAGGATTACATGATAGCAACCAAAAAATAGCAAATACCAATATCAATGCGATTAGCAAGATATTAAGTGGGTCAATCTTTATTTTCATCTTTCTTAAATATTTTCTCTGCTGAAGTTAAACCCAAACAACCAAACGCAAGAGCAGACACAGAGTAAACAAGTGCCTCACTTGGTTCAGTTTCATGGAAAGAATTATGATACATCGTTACGCAAATAATGATTACGCAAATAAATCCGCATAACCTTTTCATTGATAGTCTGCCGTTTTCTTCACAAAAGAATTGTTTCATTGTTGTTCAGTTGAATCTATTGTTGATATTGAATCAGTAGAGGTTCTTTTCCTACCCCAAAAGTTAGTCTTTTCCTTGATGATGATGGTATCTCTAATTGTAATTGTCTTGACTATTTTAGCATCCTCTTTGAGTTTAGCATTTTGCATCTTGATGCTTTGCACATTGGTCAACACTTCCTTCTCTGCTTTCTCAATATGCTTGTCAACTTTAGGTAGGAACTTCACAACTGTGTCTATATGTTCCTTTGATTGCATTAGGATAGTGTCAACACCATCAAGAAGAACTTTATCCTCCTTGATAGGTGTTGCACATGATGAAAAAAATAGTATTACAATTAATCGTTTCATTTGATTTTTCCGAGTTCTTGAAGGACTAAGATTTTAGATGTTGTGGCAGAAAGCAATGAATCAGACCTCTTGAGTTGAACCCCAAGTGCGTCTATCTTTGCTTCTAACTTCTCTATCTTTGAACCTTGACTCTCAATTTGCTCGGTATACATTAACTTTTGGTCTACATATAAGTAACCAATTGCGATTAATGTAATGAACAGAAAACCTTTAACGGGGTCTTTACTGAACTGCTCAAATGAAATCGGTAATGCACTAATCTTTTTATCCATTTTCGTTTTTCTCTTTTTGGAGTTCTTCTGCAATCTTTTGGTTGATTTCTTGGAGTTGCTTTTGAATGTACTCTAAGTTAGCGAGCAGGTCATAGGCAGCAGCCTTCATTTCTACAAGTGTCATAGTATAAAATTTAAGGTAAAATTACTAAATTAAGTTGTTCAGCAGACCAATTATAAATCCAAGCATTTATACTCATTGCAGGGACATCTCCCCACTCAACGTATTGCTCCCCCTGAATCGTGAGATTGCCTTGAGCAACTTGCTCACCCATTGATTCAACACCTTCAACATCTACGTTCTTGGTGAACAACTGCCAATAATTCGTTGCTGAATTTTCGTAGTTGTCATTAATGCAAGTAACTTGAAAATACTCCGCTTGTTTGCTTTCGCCATTTACCCATACATTGATAGGTGAGATTTGTTTTGCCATTTTTATTTTATTTTAAATTTATGCTATTGATAATATTCCTAAATTATTCCACAAATCACCGGTACTTAATCCTGCTGATGATGTTGGCAATGATGACATATTAATCCTACCATTTGATTTGATAGTCATGTGCGCCGTTGATGAACCACCTGCTGCGAATTTAATTGCACCAACTTCATTCAATATAGAAATGTCTCCGGCTGTACCATTATAAATAAAAGCATCCTTTGGATTAAAAATTTTATATACTGCTCTATTTGTGCTATATTTTCCGAATTGAAAACTACCAGCTGCTGCATCAGAATTAATATACATTACACTAACGGATGATGAACCCGAATTTGTATTTGCAATTGTTAAACTTGTTTCAGCATTCTGATTCAAACTAATTGTTGTATTCCCACTCACCCTTGCCGTTCCGTTGACATCAAGAGCAAAGGTTCCCTTTGTGGTTGTTCCTATCAATAATTGCCCTGCAAGGTAGTTACTTGCAGTACCATTCATGTAGAGATTCCATTGCAAAGTACCTTGACTTATTTGCCCACGATATGCAATGTTGGTATAAGCATTATTCATATCACCACACTCAAAACCAATTTGGTTCAATACAATTGAACCTGCTCCTTGTGTAGTTTGTGATGCAACAAAATGATATATATTGCTTAATGTAAATGATGCTGCCTGTGTAGTTAATAATGAACGGAATCCATAAGCATTCGCAGTTACACCAGATTGAATAACAGAATTAAGAAGAACACCATAAGCAGAAGTTGAACCGCTTATGTTTTTTTCTATTGCCAAGTTTGCATTTGATAAACTTGCACTACCTATGCCCAAATTACCCCCCAAATAATTATTCGCAGTCCCTGCCCCATACAATCCCCAACCGCTATTGTTTGACCATTCTATTGACCGCCAATCAGCAGCAGCGGTTAAGGTTGGATTGACATATAGACCACGAGTAATCCCCGTAGCAGTACCTGTCTGATTAATTCCAGGTGCTATATTAATTAAATTCCATACTCCCGAACCCGATGAAATAGTATACTGACCATTGCTTAAAATTCCATTGTTAGTACCGCTTGTATGACTTGTTTGTAAATATGAAACAAAGTTATTTTTTGAACCGCTACCAGTAGTAGATTCTAAAAACAAGAAATCATTTGCTGCTGCTAAATATAATGCACCACCACTTCCTAAAATTGCAACACCATCGTTTCTTAATCTGAATAAATTTGTGCTTGAACTATTTTGAACTGTTAACCCTGTTGTCGCACTCGTTGCTCCACTCCCCTTAATAAACGCATCACCAATTACCTGCAAACGCTGACCGCCATCGGTGGTTCCGCCTACAATAAAATTGCCCGTTGCAAAAAATCTCGCACGTTCAGTATTTGCAGTACCAAGTATAAAATCGCGACTATCATAAGTACCTATTACAAATTTTCCACCATTTGAAGAACAAGTTAAAAGACTTGCACTATTTTGACCAAACCAAGTTTCGCTTGTAAATGAAGCACCATGCGACCTCCAATCTAAATAATTACTTATAGATGAAGCAATTTGAGTTATAGTTCTTCCTGTTGAAGTTGTGGTTTCTATAGTTGAAGTAACTGTACCTGCTTTTTTTAAATGTAAATCAACTGATGGCGTATTAGTCCCAATCCCCAACCTTGCATTCGCAGCATCCCAAAACAAATTATTTGAACCCGTCTGCGAACTCGTTCCATCCCAATACGCAACCTGTCCAGATGTACCGCTACCGCCAACCTTACCGCTAAACGTTGACCAATCAGCAGAACTCAATGCACCTCTATTGGTTGCACTTGCAGTTGGGAGATTGAATGTATGTGTGTCGGTTGCTGAACTAATCGCAAAGTCAGTACCACTTGTACCCGTTGCGAAGTATTGAGTATTTGCAGTCAAACCATTTAAAGCACTTACTCCACCTGCGAAGTTTGTAATTATCTCACATAAATGTGAATTTTCGGTGTGCATTGTAATAGTCCTACCACCCGTACTATTGACAATGTAAACTCTTATTGCTAATCTATCAGTAGATAATAAAGTTGTCTGAGGAATTGCTAATGAAGTCAAATACAAGTCAATGATAGTCCCACTTGTAATTGCTTCAGGAACTGCTGACGATGATGCAATCGATGTAAAAGTTGTGCCATTATATTTTAATAATTCAACATAGAATGCAGGAGTTCCCCCCGAAGATGATGCACTAAAATACATCTCAAAATTCCAAGCACCAGCAGGAATTTCTAATCTATTTGGGTCTGCTACATCTGTTAAGAATTGAGAAATTAAACCATTTCCTGCTTTTGAAAAATCAGTTCCAGTTCCAATAACTGCAGTCTTGCTCATTTGATAATAAGTACCAACACTTGCAGCAACACTACCATTAAGGTAATACGCTACCGAACTTCCTCCACTTGAATTACTTGGTAATGTAGCAAGTGAACCATCACCTCTGACATATTGTGAGGCAGTTCCTGCACCTGTTACCGCTATCGTTCCATTGCTTGTTAGAGGCGAATTGCTGACTGCAAATGCTGAAGGCATAGAAAGTCCAACCGAGGTTAAACCCGATGCATCTGCTGCCCAATATGTATCGTAATTAGTATTGGTAAACTTCTTTAATACCTGACCCGTAGTTCCACCAACAGGAACACCCACTCCCGCAGGACCTGCTGCATTGCTTACGTTTACCGTTATGTCTTCACTGCTTTCAGTAACAATGACTAAATCATTCTGAACATTTACATCAATACTCATCTCTTATGGTTTAGTTACATCATCATAAACAATAAAATCACCTTCCAAGTAAGTCTTTACAACACCAGTTGTAAAAGTTACCTGCATATCCCAAACGTAATTACCCTTGGCAATATCTACCAACTTGTTCACTGTAATTTGATTATTACTTACACCTCCGATAATTACACCGCTTGAGTTTGTTAAACTTAGTGCAAGAGTACCTGCACACCCTTTGCGGACCTGAATATAAACTGTTGCACCCGATAGGTTGATTGGTGTAGTATCTGCCAAAAGAGTAAACACCTGCTGCCAAGTGTCATTCCTCCAAATTTGTATATCAAGTTTACCTGGTCTGAAATCTGATGCCATTTTCTTTTTCTTTAAATAGGTTTATGATGGATAAGTGTAGTCTGTTGGAACTTCACACCTATTCTGCAAGTATGGTAAATCAAGAGCAATCGTTGCACTCACTCCTGCAAGATATTCAGGTGTATCCTCCGTAAAAAAATCAAGTGTTACTGCATCTTGAAGAACAAAATCGTAATCGTTATAATGTAACTGTGCGATGATATCTTGAGCAGTTAGCAACTGGTCAGACAATACCTCTTGCTCATTTGATTGCTCAGGAAGTACCCTATCACAGAAGAACAAGGTGAAGTTGATTGTAGAACTCTTGCCATTGATAGAAGCACCCGTTAAATCAAAGAATAAAGCAGGGTAGACATTGTCTGTACCCTTGCTCAAGAAATCAAAAGCGTTCCCGTAAAAGGTTGTCTTGATTTGTTGATGGGCATTTCCCAAGTCCTCTATTGTCTTTATCAGATTGTTTAGGGTTGTCATTTTTTATTTTTTCAAGATACACACGCAGTTTCTCTTGGTTCTTTTTAGTATATGTTTTATTCGCCACAGCATCTATTTATATCTCCTTGATATTTCTCTTCAAATGTTTTATACCTCCCACAATCATAATCCCCCAACCATATTGTAGTAGTGTATGCATCATTATCGGGGACAATGGTATCAACACCCGTGCCAGGGTTTATGTACTCAGGATATTTGCCACTTGCTTGAGATTCTTGCTTGAGGTACTTGATTAACCTTTGCTTGTAGAACTCCGCCCTTGCTCCATAACGATTGGCAACATCTGCCAACTCTGATGCACTTGGTTCGGTTTGATTATCTCCCGACTTTCTTACCACTCCTTTATTGTAGAATTGATAAGATAGTGCCATTGGCAACTCACTCATAACATAGTAAACAAGGCAAGGTGTTATGTAGGTGTTCAGCAAGGTTTCTTCATCACAATTCAAATCACCGCATTCAATACCCGTTTGTAACTTCTCATATAATGCCGTACCCAATGCAGGGAGTATGTAAGCATCCTGTGCATAAAGGATATCAGGAAATACTAACTTAGGGTCTACATTAACGTGCAAACCTGTTCTGTCCTTTATCGTATCTACTGATATAAAAAGTATATTCCTGCTCATTATTTTTTCTTTTTAACTACTACGTTCCTTCTCCATTCGTGTCTGCAAGAGGGAGAATCTCCCCACCATCCACCGCCTCTGTCAAATACGGAGTACCCAAGTCTTGCACTTAGCATCTCAATTCCGCTTCTACTCCAAAGTCTCTCCTCTTCCATTAACTTTCGGCAAAATGACCTGGATGGATGTTTTTTAGTATCCCTTTCATCACTTGGTACAATCGGTTTCCATTCATAAGAATACTTGACTTCAAAGGTTGTCACATCCATATCATCCACCAACTTGCTTAATGGTTTGGTGAGTTTCCTTTCCTCAATCTTTGGGTCATAACTTACCGCACCCGATTCAACCAAGTAACTCAATCTTCCTTGTACCACCTCTCTGCTTTTCCTTACCGCCTTTGCAATGTCATCAATGCTTATCTTCCTGTCCTTATCAATCAAGGCAAGGATTTGCTTATCTAATGTCTTGTCTATTAAATCACCCTCTGCAAACGCATCCCGACTGCTAAAAACCGCCTTTGATTGGATGATATTATAATCTGCCTTCGGTTCTCCAACCTCTCTGAATAAGCCTATAACAGTGTCCTCATCAAGTGCAGAAAAGTTTAGGTCTTCTGTCATTGGGTCATCATCTATTCCGAGCATAGCATTAACCTCGTTGTCAGTCATTCCAAGACCTGACTTGAGCATAGTAACTGCAATCTCTTTGGATATCTTACCTTGAGAAAATTGCCTAATAACACGCATCAAGTGTTGGTATTGTCTACCGCTTAGGTTCTTGAGATTATCGTTTACCTCTGCTTGTTCTTGGTTTATGCTTGGTTCAGTTGTGGCAGTTGGTGCATATTTTGCAACATCTATACCTGCTTTCTCCAATAACCATTCTTTAGGAGCAATCTGCAAAAGTGCTGCCTCACTCAATTCAAATCCGATAGGTTCAACTGGTATAATTGTGATTTCAGAAGTCGCACCCTTTAATGTTGCAAGTTGATTGAATATAGATTCAAGGAACTTCTGTTTATCGTTTACATAGGTATTTTTGAAGATTTCATAAGAATCCCTCATCTGAGTTCTGCTTCCCAACTGACCAGGTTCTGCAATACCAAAAAGACTTGGTGAGGTAATCTGATGACCTGCGAACAAATTGTTTTGTATAATCAAGTCAACATTGGTGAAGTTCTCCTTAGTGATATCACTTGCACCGAGGTCCTCTATGATTGGTTTCCTTGCAGGGTCAGTGGTGAAAGATAAGATAAACTTTTTACCATCACTGCCACTAAACCTATCTGTAAACCTTCTTTCAATGTTCCTTTTCTCATCGGGTGAAGGTTCACCATTGGGAAGGGTAATAAGTTTGGATGCACTGAATCCCGTTTGGGCATTGCCAAGAACGTGTCTGCTGACTTCTATATCGGATTCTATATAGTTCAATGCACCCATATAACCTGGAAGAGCATAAGTGTCCAAACCTGGTCTATACTCTTTTATATAAAGTATCTGCTTACCCTGTCTGACCTTCGTGTTGAATGCCATCATCGGGATTAACTCATCCTTTCTCTCATTCCAATCTTTCTTGTACCAAAACTGCGTATTATCCGTGTTGGACCTAATTTTAGTATAGTCAATGTGCAAGACATCAGTCAACTGCCCACCAGTAACGGACCAAATAACCTCAAGGTAAGCACCTCCGAATATCTCAATATCAATAGATACCTTCCTCGTTAAATCATCCAAAGATTCAAATTGATTCGGTTGAGCAATGAACTGCTCCGCTATCGGGTCGGATTCATCACTCTTCCATCCGTTGCCTATGATGTAATTAACCTTGCCTTTAACAATAGCGTTATGCTTTGGACTCTTGTTGTAAAGTGCCAAAAGATAGTTAGGGTAATCATTCTTTTCACCAAATTCAATATACCCTTTCCCCCTCTTTTCTCTATATTCAGGTTGCCTTGCCTCTTGGAAGTTTAATATTACTAATTCATTCATCTTGTTATATATGTATTATCAACCTCGTGTTGAGTGTACTCAAATGTGGTTGATGGTGACAGTTGCATTATTCCTTGCTCAAGTAATCCCGTTGCTTGGGTATAGTCTACATTGTACGCACTTGATTGCTCATAGACATAATACAACCACTCCCCAATGTTACCTAATCCAAAGTACTTTGGTACTTTAATACTGAACTTATTGTACCTATCCTTGAAAGGTGATACATCAAGAGCATTCAGCAAAACAAAAACTACCTCATCCCGTGTAGTCCTATTGACAAATCGGAAAAGGTAATTAGGAGTAGCAATCGTTTGCTTCTCCGTTAATGTTAGGTAAATGAACTCAGTTGAACCTTGTGTCAGTTGTATCATTATGTCTAAATAGGTAATCCTTTGACTTTTACCCAAAAAGAAAGGGCATCCGAAATGGACACCCTTACTCAATTCTAAACCTTCCTATTTACGCAGTTAATCCTGCAATTATTGAACTTGAAACTTCAGGAGCAAGTGCAGGTTCATTGCCTGTGAAGGTCAATGTGTAACCATTCCTATCTCCGAAAGCAGTACCAGTCGCACCATTACCACCAGTCAAATCAGCACCGTTGACCTTACCAAGCAACCAATATTTATCGTTGCCATCCTGAACTACTGCAAGGAGATTATTTTTTGCAAGAAGCAAAATCTCATTTCTTGTACTTGCTTGAAGTTTATTGAGGATGATTGATAATTCTTGGGCATAGAATACAGTGCCATTCTCAACGGAGGCAGTGATATTCTCAGTAAGTGAAGAGGTTTGCTTTACAAGTTGATACTTATAAAAAACCTTTCCTGCTGACTTTGTAATAGTAGTAACAACACCTGATGCCTCTGTTATCGTAGTAACATCACCGAATGGAATGAACCAAACCGCTTTGATACCACCAATGGATTCTTTACAATCCAATACATATCCTTGAGTTAAAGCACACGGCATATTATAAAATTTAAAATGAAGGCAAGGGATGGATACCACCCCTCACCTACAATGTTATTTAAACGAAGAACTTAACAATCTCATCAGGGAATGCAAAGTTTACACCCATTTTGAATTCAGATACGAACCTTACTTGGTCTGCTTCCTTAGCGTAGAAGATTTCAAATCTTTCCTCTTCGTTCAGAAGGTCAGTTCCGATGAACAAGTTAGAAATCCTTGCTGCTACGATGTCATTTGTACCATTCAGACCTTGTACTGCAATTACCTTGATGGTAGTGCCAGGGAGGATGAACTCACCATTTGCCTTTTGGTCTACTGTGTAATGAAACTGATTAGCAGTTTTCAAGGCAACAGTGTAAGTACGGAAAGTGTCCATACCACAGAAGATTACCATATCATCCTTGTCAACAACTTGGGCGGGGATTGCTTTGTAGATAGAATCAAAGATGCTGATAACATTTCCTGCAGTGATTGCAGTTTCTACTGAACCATGATAAGCAACGCTATTGGCATTTACAACAGATGCACCTGCGGTAGTAATCAAAGAAATCAAACCTGTGAACTTGTTCAAGTTTACATCAACGCTTGATGTGTTACCTTGCCACAAAGCCTTCTCAAGTTGTGAAGAGATTTTTTCTGTCTTCCTTCTTGAATACTCCTCAGAATAAACCATGCTATCATACATAGAACCTGCAGGGAGTGCTTTTTGCAAATACTTTGCTTCAAGGTCTTTCATACACAATGCTTCGTTAACCTTGATTTTACCAACGGTTACGGTCCTTTGTGTGAAAGATGTCAGACCTGATGCGTTAAATCCGCAAGAAGAACCATCTTGAAAGATTGCATCAGTATCCATGATATTGATGGTTTCTGCCGATTTTACTCCAAGCATTACATTACCTTGCTCCTTAATAAGTGAAGCAGTTTTGCTACCAAGGACAGAAGATGCAACAAGAAGTGCTTCGTTCTCTTTGGTATAGTTTGCCAATGTTCCTACACTAAAACTCATTTTATTTAATTTTTATTGTTTGAGATATTTTTACTTAATTGTCTTTGCGAATGCAAGAAAGCGACTGATTTTATCTTCTTTCTTCTCAAAATGCTGATTAAACTTTTCCTTTGGTGTTTCTGTAGCGTTTGCAGATGGTGTGTTTAAAAGTTGAACCAAAACATCTGAAACATCACTCATGCCCTTGCTGAACTTTGCTTCTTGAGAGGCAAGTTTGGCATCGTATGCCATCTTAATCTCATCAAGTTGCTTCTGCATTTCTTCAATCTTCTTCTTCATCATGTCCTCTTCTATCTTCTTAGATTCAACTTCAATTTGTACCTCAGGAACTTCAGGAAGTTCTACTTCAGGGACTTTAATTGCAGTGATGATAGAATTGTCATCAAGTGTGATAACAGAACCATCAACTAACTCATGGTCACCTGCAGGAGCAGGAACTTCGTTGCCACCCTCATCAACCAGGGTAACCTTACCGCCAACCTCAAACTTATCAATCATCACCTTTGCACCGCTTTTCAAGACATACTCTGCCATAGATTGCAATGGCATTGCAGATGGTTTAGGGAGTTCACCTGCATCTGCAAACATTTGTTTTATCTTATTAATTGCTTCTAAAGTTGTCATAATAACTTTTAGCAATAAATAGAAGGCATTAATCAATGTACCATATAAGAAAAAAGGCAAGGTATAGAAATACCCTGCCTCAATCAACGCTATGAAAAAATGCTACTTAACTTTAGATAGCACTTCTAAGACATTTTCCCATAGTTGCTCAATCTTTTTATCTCCTGTTTTCTTGTAATTAAACTGTCCTTCTACGCTAAACCCTCTGACATTTCCTGCTTTAATCTCTGCCCATACTTCGGGATTATCTACCTTGAATGAACCAAACCAAGACCCATCGGGTACATCCTCAAATCCTTTCATGGGGTAGATTCCTCTAACCTTGTCGCTTATAAATGATTCAAACATAGTCACCCCTTCAACCGACTGCCCCGAATCGTGCATAAGGTTCACGTTTGCTTGGTATCCTTTCTTGAAGTAGCGTTGTGCAATCTTTTTTATCGTTTCCTTACTGAACCGCACAAAATATTCTCCGTTATGGTCGTTGCGATAGATATTTGTATCCGCCAACATTAATGGACCGCTGATGATTTGTTGCTCTTCATCTTGGATGACAAACTTCTGTTTATCAATTTCCTTTAACTTATTACTTGCCCACTCAATCATGGAAGTACCTCCCCACGCATCCCACATAAGACCACCGCAACCTTCTGAGTATGGGACATCTTTATTCTGTTGATGCCTCTTGAATCCACTAATCCGAGCAATCGTGTCCCTCGTGATAGGTCCACCCTTTGCGATGGTGTTTGCTCTTATTTTGCCAGTTGCCTCACCACAAGAACCCCATCCGTGCTTCTCTACCCAATCCAATGCCCTTTGTGCGTTATTCTTTGCAGATTCGGGATAGTCTGTATAGGATTCAGCAAACTCATCCTCGTTGAAGGCAAGGAATGACCTCTCAATAGCAGGTCTGTCAACTAAACTAATCGTATCTACCTCAACATCATCCTCAAGGTCACTGGTAATCTCTAAATTAAAAATAGGTATATTCTTTTCCATTTGTTTTGTTTTACCCAAGTCTTGCTGCTCGGTTTATTCTTATTATCTTTTCTTGTTGGTTGGTGATGTCAGATTCAACAACGTATGCCCTACCTGCTGCTGACCCCATTTGGTTGATGGATTGCTGACTTAATGAAGTTACTGTGTTTTGAATTGGTGCAGATGGTGAGATTGGTGCAGCAGACATAGACATTGATGGACTACCTGATTCAGCAACATTACCCGTTCCTTTTGCAGATGGTACTTTTGTACTGATAATCTTTTTAACATTTATAAATCCTGCTGCGATTGTCGCTGCTGCTGCAACTGGTCCAAAGATACCGCCTTGTGCCAATGCTTTAGATGCACCTTGGTAAGTGTTTATGATTGCTTGAGTAACTGCAATTGCCTTACCTGCTGCACTGTTTTGGTCTATTAAACTTCCAACTGTCGCAAGTGATTGTAAAGCAAGTTGAACTTGTGCATCAAATTTCTGCTTTTCTAAATTTTTCTCATAATCGGTTAACTGCTTCTTTGCTTCTGCTTGTTGAGTAGCACTTACAATGATTGCATCTGTTACACCTTTAGCAACCACTTGAGTTTGTACAAGTGCATCTTTACCTGCTGCCGTTATTCCAAGAATTTGTGTAGTGGTTAGGTTTGCTGCAAGTTCCTTTTCTCTACGGATTAAGTTTTGACCTTCCTCGTAATCTGCCCTTATCTTATCTTTTTCCTTTTGCTTTTCTGCTGCTTCTTTTGCTATTTGTGCATTTCTGTCTGCTATTCTTTTTTTCTCTGTTTCATCAAGGACCGCATTCTCAACCTTTAACTCTCTGAACCTTTTTGCTTCTTCCTCGGTTAGTGTTCCAGTAAGTTTCAACCTTTCACGCAGTGCATTCGTTTCATTCGCATTCGCTTCCTTTTGCAGTGCGTAAACCTCTTTTTCTTTGCCACCCTGTGCAGTCAATAACTTTACTCTTGCCTCTATGTTCTCATTCGCCTTTGCATTTGTCTTGCTTAACTTTTCAAGAACCCTATCTGCTTCTGAAGTGATACCTACAAAATCAGTAAACTTTGTAACAAGATTACCTACAAAATCAGCAAGTTTGCCAAGACCAGGTATGAAATTAAGTACTACTTTTTTAACTGTTTCAAAATTGGCAATCAACAAACCAACACCGACAACCAATGCACCTATACCAGTTGATATGATAGCACTCCTAAGCGTTCCGAATGCCTTAGAAACGCTATTACCGATTACTGCACCCAACTGCTTGAATGAATCTATACTCTCACCAACCGCCTGTAAACCTTGTGAAAGTGCCATCGCAGACTGAACCTTTAACAAGGTTTTCTCAACTGCTTCTGTTTGCTTTCCGAACAATCCGACTGCACCTTGCAATGCAGCGAATCCACCTGCAACGCCCGACAAAGATGCGGTTAATGCTTTGAACTTTGCATCAGGATTGAAGGCATCTGTTAACGCTTTCGCATCTCCGATGGCATCCTTTAACTGTGCTGCCTTCTTTGCTGCATTAATTGCCTCTTTAGATGTTGCTCCGAACTTATCAGATAATGCCGTGACTTCATTTTGTGCTTCTCTAAGTTGCTTCTTTAATGAACCAACCGATTTGCCTACATCACTCCCATCAACTTCTATCTTGAGACCTATTATTTCCTCTGCCATATTAAACGTATGTTAATTCAATTACTTTAATAAGTTCAACTTTGGTCACGTTAAAGTCCATAGGGTTATAATCCAAGACCTTATTCAACCTCCAAAGTGAACCATCAATATAAATCAGTTT